GCCTACTTTCATTTTCTATTCTCCTCAATTTAGGAAAGAGGAACATTTCGACGTTGTTCAGGTAAAGGAATAAGCTAATGAATCAAGTAGGTAAAGAAACATTAGTTTTATCTATACTTAGTTTCCTTGTCTCACTTTCTCTGGGACTCAGTATTTATATCTTTAATGCTGTAGAGAAAAGACTTGGAATTCTCGAAGCGAAAGTTGATGACCGAATCGAGCGTCTTGCAGTTCTAGAACAACAGTCTAGAGAAAATGTTCTAGCTCACGCTCGATTGGAAGTTAAGTTAGATACATTACTTGGATACGCTATAAAAAAGTAGAGGATAGTCATGCAACTCTTATCAATTGGGTATCCACAGACACTTGTTCAGAATACTATCTATGCTCTACCCGCTAGGAGAACACTTCTATTTAGTGATGGCGCGGGGGCAGCATTTGATATTGCTACAGAAGAAACTATGGTTACTCATATTGGTCCATTGACACTTACAGATGGAATGCATGATTTGTCGGGTGCATTCATTCGATGCACTTCAGGTAATGTTCGTGTTACCTTGAAACCCTACTGAGGATATATGCAATTACTTTCCATTAGCTATCCTCAAACTTTACTTACAGGTGGTGCAGGTGCGCCTACTGTCTATGCTTTGCCTGCTAAACGCTGTCTATTATTTTGTTCTACTGTTGGGGCGTCACTATCACAATCCACAGATGATGCTTTTACTGCTAGTGTAGCTATGACACTTGTAGATGGTATGGAAGAAGTATCTGGAGGATTTATTCGAAATGATGGTGTAGCTGACGTAGAAATTACTTTAATGCCTTATACAAACTAATGGGACTAGGTAATCTACTCAATCTATATAGGATTCAAAAACTATATAGTCATTTTCGAAAAGGAGTAGATAATCCAACCTTATTCAAGACCAAGGAATATTGGTTGGAGTTCTTCAAACTTGCTTGGTCCATTACGGAGGTTAAAGAAATCATGGGATGGCTTAAAGGTTATAAGACTTACATCATCGCTGCCCTAACTGCTGCACTCACTCTAGCTCATTCGTTGGGCTACATTGACGAGGCTACATATCAGTCGCTACTTGCACTATTGGGTGCTGGTGCGGTTAGTACTGTAGCCGCGAAGATTAATGACATTAGGAATACTATCAACGATAGAGTAGTTCGGTAACTAATCATGTCGTTCGATAAGGGATTTTGGAAACCTAATAGGAAGCAGGAGATATTCCTAAGTCTGCCTAATTCCATATTCGAAGGTTTCTATGGTGGTGGTAACGCTTCGGGAAAGTCTGACGTATTGCTTGTTTATGGACTCATCCATAAGTGGCATGAAAATCCCACATTCAAACAAGTATTCATGCGTCGGACTTTCCCAGAATTAAGGAATGAGATAGTTCCACGTTCACGTGAAATATATCCCAAGTTCGGAGCTACATTCAATAAAACTGATATGGTCTGGACTTTCCCTAGACCAGACCAACTTGGAGGAACTGGTGGAAGTAATGAAGGGGCAATGATTTTCTTGGCTCATTGTGAGGAAGAATCAGATGTTCACAAATATGACTCAATGGAAATCAATCTATTCACTCCCGATGAACTTACCTCTTTTTCTGAATACATATATCTCTATATCGGTTTCACAAGAGTTAGGACGAAAGTCCCTGAATTACCTGCTATCATTAGGGCCGCTGGTATGCCCGGTGGAATGGGACATACCTTCGTTAAGAAAAGATTTGTTAATCCCTGTCCCGAAGGTGGAAAGATAATCGTAGGTAAGGGGAATGTTAAGAGATTCTACGTTCACTCCACAGTGGTTGATAACCCTCACGCCGACCCCGAATATAGTGCGAGGCTTGATGGTATTCCTTCTGAGGCAGAACGTAAAGCTCGTAAGTTTGGAGATTGGGACGCATATCAAGGTCAGGTCTTTGATGAATTCAGAGATAGACACTATCCCGATGAACCTGATAATGCTTTACACGTAGTGCCATCATTTATAATTCCTGAGTGGTGGCCTAAAATGATTATAGGTGATTGGGGCTTCGCGGCCATGACCTATATCGGCTATTACGCAATATCACCTACTAAGAGAATGTATCTATACCGTGAACGAACATTCTTAAAGACTAAGATTTCTGAATGGGCACCGATTGTCAAAGATGACATGGATAGAGATAATCCAAAAGTTGTTAAGTTCTGTCGTTCAGCCTCACAGGATAGGGGACAGGACCATACAATTCAGCAACAGATTGAAGAAGAATTAGGTAGACCCATTGAGTTATCTGCGAATACTCCAGGTTCACGTATCGCAGGTAAGATGTTACTTCATGAATATCTACGATGGACTCAGAAACCTTTTATTCCTCCATCGGAACTACCAGTATATAGTGAAGAATACGCGATGTGGCTTCTTAGAAATAAGGGACTTCCTGAATATCAAGCGTATCTTTCAATATTTAGTGTCCATGAACCTGAGACTAATATTCCTAAACTTCAGATTTTCTGTTGTAATGAAAAAATGCATGTAGGACATTCTAATTGTTGTCCTTTAATGATTGATGCTATTCGAGCGTGCTCTTATGCTAAGCCCAAAGATAATAAACCTGCTGAAGATGTTGCGGAGTTTGATGGGGATGACCCCTACGACGACCTCCGATACGCCTGCGATTCCGCAGAAAGATATTTTACAGAGGCTTCGAGAGAATTTGATAAAGTCCAGAAGCAGGAGATTTTAACTCAAGTTCTACAGGGTAATCAAGACTTTACAGCTTACTATCGTAATATGCACGCTATTGAATCAGTAACGAAGCCAATTCAAGTTGTATCTAGATTTCATCGAAGGTCACTATGACTAACTGGTTCCATCGACTCTTTAATCCTCATTGTCCTCATTGTCTTGATGAGATGAAGGAATCTAAAGTTTGTGCATCATGTGAGACTCTTAAGGAACAGTTGGAAAGTATCACTCATGAAAAGAATAAACTCCTTGATAGATTACTTGCACCACCTGTTGTTGAGACTGTGGTTCAACCAGTCAGGGAAGTTACTAAGCCAGTAAATGTTCCTTGGACTGTGCGTAGACAGATGTTAGAGAAAGAAGATAGAGAGAAAGCTCGATTAATGCGCGAGGCTCCTGTACCCATTTCAACAGAAGATTTAGAAAAGGACTTAAACCTTGCCCGTGATATTAGGGAAGCCGAAGGTAAATAGTAGTCCTTCTCCAAGCCTTCTGAAAAGAATGATGGGTGGGAATATTTCGGAGTCTGTTCAAAAAGAATGGCCTGAACTTGCGAAAGAGTGGGCATCTGCTGAAGTCAATATGCCCGAAGAAACTAGTAAGGTTAGTCGAGTTGGACCAATGGGATGGGTTGAGAGTCATTTACCTAAAATTGGTGATGCATCGGGAAGAAGTAATTTTGGTAGGATTTCAATTAATAGACAAGCAGTTACAGAAGATAATAATCTCAAGGAAACCTTGCAGCATGAATTGACTCATGTGGGTCAAAAGCCAAAAACACTTGTAGAACATCTTAAAAGTCTTTTCGACCGTACTCCTTGGGAAGATAGACCAGAAGAAAAAGAAGCAATAGCAGCGGAACTTAAATTTCCACGTGCTACAAAAGATATTTATTTACCTTCTGAGTATGATAAGAAAAGAAAGAGATAATCATGCCACTCTCAAAATATTACGGTGGTAGTGGGGAAAAGGTCATGAAAAACATGAAGAAGGAATATGGCGATAAGAAAGGCAAACAAGTCTTTTATGCCACCGCTAATAAACGTAAAGATAGTGAGAAGGGCGAATCTAAGAAGCACGAAAAGTCAGAATCTAAAGCTAAAGAAAAGATTGAAACTGGTCCTTCCATGAATTTCCGTAGAAAGTTTGGAGTAAAATAATGGCTATGGATGTTGGACCTAATAGGTCAGCTATTGGTAAGTTTGGTGGTTATAAACCACAGGGTATGGGTATGCGTCCACCTAATCCTATGGGTATGGGTGGACCTAGACCTCCTATGCCTCCTAGAATGCCTAATCCTGGTATGCCTGCTGGTCCCGCTGCTTCTTTTAATGCAGGAACAGCAGCAGGACAGGATATGTCATGGATGAATAAACCGGGTGCTTTAGCATTAGGACCGGGTGTTGATGCTGGACCATCACCTAGTATGGTTCCTCCACCCCCAATGCCTCCACCTAATATGGGTCCACCCCCACCTATGACACCTTCATCCTTTACAGGTAATCAACAGGGTGGAGGATTTCTACCCGGTGGTATGCCACCTACAGGTCCACAGGGTCCACCCCCTATGATGCCTCCGCCACAAACTGGAGGTATTGATACTGCTCCAGTAGGATATGTAGACCCTAATAAAGCAAATATTCCTAACATTAGTATGGGGAATATGGGTCAGAATCAGGGTGCTTCTAGGATGGGCGGATTGAGAAATGCTTATGCGGGAGCGGGTCCGAATCTTTCGACTCGACCCTTTAATAATAAGCTATTCTACTAGGTCCAATAATGTCTAAGAAGCAAGTAGATAAAGAAATTCAAGACCTTCTCAAGGAAGTGGTTACACACTTCGATAGGGAGGACCGTCAAATTAGAGAACGCCAAATTAGAACATGGCGCAGACTAAAGCTATTCTGGGAAGGATTCCAGAAAGCATGGTATAGTGAGGTTGCGCATGATTGGCGTATATGGGATGAAGTTCAAACAGACGATACACAACAGTCTTACTACGATAAACCAATCAATGTATTCAGGGCGTATCTGGAATCTATTATTGCAGCTCTTTCTGCTGTTGTTCCTCCTATCAAGTGCTTTCCTGACGATGCAGATAATACGCTTGACTTGGCTACTGCAAAAGCTGGAGATAAGATAGCGGAACTAATCTATAAGCATAATAATGTTTCTCTCCTTTGGCTCCACGCGCTATTCATTTATTGTACTGAAGGAATGGTGGCGTGCTACAATTATCCCGAATCCAATGAACACTTCGGGATGTATTCTGAAGAAGAAAAGGAAGAATACACTGAAGAACATGAATTAGTTAATTGTCCTAGTTGTGGTTACACACTTGAGGATAAAGAAATTAATCATGAACTTGGTGAATTGCGCGAGGAAA